TCTACATGTGGAACGGATACATTGAAATTGCTGAGGTTGATGTAATTTACATCTGGATAGTAATTCAGCAGATGACTGTCATTAGCGGAAAACTCATTATAAGACAGAATATATTCTGGCTTGATATTAAGTACTTCACTTTGGGCTATTGTCATTCCTCCTATAAGTGGAATAATTGTTGCATGGTTCATTAAATATTCTCCTGTATTTTCAAATAGTTATATTTCTTGAGTTCTTCATATTGGGCTCCGATAATATCATCGAATAGTTGTTTACTTTCTTTTATTGCCTTAATCCTTTTTGCCAATTCATCAGGTCCGTCAATATAAGTATTGTCAGTCAACCATTTGTTGGAATAATAACATCTGTTCATATCGTAGGAAACATCAATTATTGAGATGGTCCCCGCAATAATACCTTCATAAAATCTCAAGGTCTTCATGATATTACTATAATCAAGGTCGGTTAGAACGAGTGAACAATATGCTCGTTGTAACTCGTACATCAATACCTCATGTTTCAGTGTATCAGCAAAAGTGGTATTGGGATAATTATCTTTTATGCCAACAACATACTTGGAATAGGAATCTGACAGTAAATATCTATTCAGTCTTCTAAATCTTTCACTACCGCGATTGAATCCGTAATACATCAGGTCAAATTCGCGTTTAAAGGAAAAGAATTTATTGGGTTTGAATGGATAATTGACTGCCATGAATTCCCAGAAGGGCCAAGTAATATGATTCTTGACTGGTAGATAATATGCCTTTCCAATGGTGACCTTATAATTGTTGAAGAACTTGTCATAATCTGAATGCATGTGACCGGTCCATATTGCCGTAATATTCAAATTAGCGAATTGTTTTACTTCCTCAGCAGTTATTCTGTCAGTACATTCAGATTCATAATGTAGAGTACCTGCCGTAGTACCTTTATATAGTTTTGCCGCAGTATTACTATGCGGTATTCGTGCATCTGTGAATAGGGCATATATGGGACCTTTGAACCTGCATAATTCCTTGGTCTGTTTTACGGAATGACCCCAGACTAACCCGCCAAAGAAATTTGGTGGTGCATTCTGCAGGTAGATGATATCGAAGTCATTGATATCAGTAGTTCTGTAATCTAACCATCTAGGGTCGGTGTTGTCCTTTATCTTCTTTCCAATGATATATGGTTCATGGCCTTCAATATATTTTACATACTTGCAGAGTGTATCTGTATGTAAACCACGGCTGGTTTTAATATCAGCCGTGGTATATGTATTAAGTATTACTATTCCTGCTCTCATTATCTGTTAAGTCCTTAAAAAGAATGAATTGTGTAGTGCAACTGTCTATAAATAATTGTAGTTCATTATTGTTTTTAACCATATCATATTCAGTTTTATAAATCACTCGTGAAATACTACTCATTAGAATATTCTTCGTGCAATCCTCACATGGTTGTAACAATGTGTAGAGTGTACAACCATCGAGAATAATACCGTGTCTCGCTGCGAATAATATTAGGTTCATTTCTGCATGAATTTCATGAGTTAGACTCCATTCGTGATGTTGTTGTCGGTTGAAGTCGTCACGGTCAAAGATATCACAGCAGTTTGTATAACCCACTGGACTGCCATTAATACCAGTGGCAATGATACGATTGTCTCTAACCGCAACGGCTGCAACCTGTTTTGATACACATTTGGATAACTGAGATAAATGTTCAGCAATACCCATAAATACGATATGGTTTCTGTTGGCTCCCATTATGATATGGTCCTAGAACTCATCCATGGGTCAGAAATACCACAAGAAACCATATCATTATAGGATGCGAGATATCCAATGGCATCGAGAATATTATCGTACTTGTGGTTGAATCGTTCTCGTGAGAATTTCAAACCAATTAAACAGGCAAGAACATCCTCAGGGTCAATTGTTTTGTTTCTGAGGATGGAAGCAATTCTCGAAGCATCTTCCATATTCGTTGCCATGGGGCCATATTTCCTGTCTTTTTCTTCTGTTCGGTTATAAATGATATCATTTGAGTGTTGTAATATGTTCATCATAATTCTCCTTATATCGTTCCATGAATTCTGTATAGTTGATATTATATTCTTTAATAATTTTAGCCAACCAAGTCTGTTCTTTTGATTTATTTATATCATACTCCAAATCATCCCAAAAATGATTGAACCTATACCATAAAGGTAAATCACTGGTTTCAATTACCTTGGTTGGATTCATAAAGAAATGACGGTCGTAAATATGTAATGACCCGGCGTGATGATAATAATGTCCGACCGGAATATTCAATTCCCTTGCAATAATCTCCTGTAACATTGAGAAGGTGAATTGGTCAATGGAAAAACCCCAGACCAGGTCATTTGACCTCATCGTGACAATCATATCCAAGTAGTAATCATAAATTGCATGTTCGTCAGAATTCTTTCTCAAAAAGAATTGCATATTCAAAGTGCAGGGAATGTCTTTTGACTTCATTCCCAAATATGAATTGCCATCATAAATAGTTAGTACTGCTCTCCGGGTATCATGGTCTTCCCGCAGTAATTTTATCAATTGTGGTACCTGTTTAAACCATGCCGAACCGTAATTGGAATGGACAACTTTCTCATCATCAGAGAAATCCTTCCATCTCGGAATATATTTGGTTATCAGGTCAATCTGTGGGTCACCAGACATATACCACAAGAATTCTGCAACCGCGGCTTGGGTTTTGAATTTCCGTTCTGGAATTGTGATTATTCGTTGACGGGGATTTTCAATACGGAAAGAAATTGGTGAAATTTCTCTTGTTATAGTACCCCGTGGGTGGGATTCTGTACCGCGGTTGAGTATGTAGTAATATAATTTGTAGAATGCTTCATTACTGTTTCTGAATTCAAAATATCGTTTCATTTACTTTCCTCCATATTAATTCATAGGCACCTCTGGTTGTTATTAGTTCAGTTCGTTATCAAACTGTGTCTTACAACGGTCGGCTTCTATTCTATCGTTCAAGTAATATAAATAATTTAATCTTATTTGTAATCTGTCTATTTGCTCACTTGGTAAATCATCTCGCTTCGTTAGTATATTTGTAATGAGTTTGATTTCCTTCTTAATTTCTTGCTCATATTGCATTTCCTTTCTCCATAAGGTCGGGTTGTGGAATCTCGACCGTGGTTTGATTGTTCTTTAGAAAATTGATTAGTTCTCTAAGAAACCTACCGTTACATTTCAATGTGTCCATATCCTTCATGAATAACCTCACAGTTCCATTGTAATATTTGTATGTCATTGATATTTCATCTTCCGCAGGATAAAATTCAATATCGAGTGTAATTCGTTTTGCCATTTATTCTCTCCTCTATTGTGGATTATCTGTGTATATAAATATAGAATTCTAAATAAAAAGATTAGATTGTCTTAAAAATATTATTGTTTATTCGCCTTATTTACACGCTTAAAAAGAGATTCAACCAATCGAGTTACATCAGCATGGAATTTGCGATATCGCTTCAGGTCATTGGTTATTCGGTCTTGCATCTTAGTGACATACGCATTTCGAATACGGTCGCTGTCGGATATGGGTTCGCCGGGAATTGTAATCTTATACATTGCATCAATGTCGCTCGTCATCGGTATAAGAGCTTCAATGGTTGAGTCGATATAATCAACTAGGACATCGAGCTCTTTAATTTTCTGTTCCAAGGTGTCTAAATCAACCTCAGAAACGGCAGCAAGGTCCCAGTAGCGGGCCAATTCCTTTTTTATCTCTGTAGCATTTTCTGTAATTGAAAATTGATTGTCTTCGAGGTATTGATTAGTTGTTGTCATCTTCTTTCTCCTTTAATATTGAATGGGTTAATTATTTACCCCTTATGTAGATAAATATAAAATTGGACATGGAAAATTCACTATTTGCCAAAGTATTTTTGATAAAAAGTGTCACTTTTGGGTCAATTTAAAGGGTGGACAAAAATACTTTGTGGAAAAGCAGGTGAATTGAGATGAATCTGATGTAAAAATGTTACATCAGTTGTGATAGAAAATATTTAATTCCTCTATTTATTCTATATAATTCAGAATATGGACTAAGCATACTGATACGATATTGGTTTAGAAAAAAAACCCACTGATGATGTTGCTTAGTCCAACACCGTTAGTGGGTTTTTTTTGTTGGGGCAGACTTGATAACATTTTTCAGGAATTGTGAAATAATCAATTGTGAATCTATATATATACCTAATATGACTATTCAGTTTAGGAGAACTTGAATGACGTAATTATACTAAAACCCGAAGGTACCAGTCGGAGAATCTCTGACGTTATTTCGCAAATAACCGCATACTCCATTCTCCCTACTGTCATCACCCGCACCACATCGACCTTGAATAAGTTCTAAACCAAGTGGCGGCAAAAACCAAAGCGGTGAGCGTTTATTGGTAAACTAGATGCAGACAACAGCAAACCAATTAGATTAGAATAGAAGAAATGGGATGGAGTATTGAACCGTGTACAGTACGGTGCAAAAAGCGCACCGTCACCTGACGGTGACCTACGGTTTCTGTAGGTAAGAGATTTCTGAAGGCGTGAATATAAAATATTTAATAACTTGGTGTTTTTTTCCATTGCTCACAGATATTTATATCTGATAATAACCATTGAGGTAAAAGTAATGAAGAAGATAGGATTAGATAACATAGACCAATTGACATATGGAGAACGTAAAACCCTTTTATCAATTCTCGTATTATATTTTGCAGAATTGAATGATGAACCATACATGGCCAAATGGAAACTTCATATTATCTTGGGAATGCTTAAACTCAATAAACAAAATAAGTATTATGACAGATAAGGAATTTAAACATAACTATTTTACTCGTAGAAGTGCCGGTATGGAAGCAATTCTGCTAAATTTATTGGAAGAAGTAAAATTATTGGGTGGAAGAATTGATGATGCAAGACTTGGTTATTTGTTAGGAAAGGAACCAGAAGTATTTGCATCACAATTCAAAGAGTATTTGGTCCAATTGGAAAGTTTTAAAACGGAAGATGAAATTGAGAATAGATATAGGGTACAGAATGATATGGAAACCTTGTTATCAAAATTCCGAATGAGACTGCAGAATATACTAATATCGCATGATGTATCAATGGACGAGATTATTGTAACTGGAAGTGTAATTGATTTGGAGGGAATATGATTTGGAGAAGAATTATAGGGAACCACCAGTATCAACACTGGAAACAGAGTTTTTCGATAAATTGGAGAGGAAGTATAATATCGTAATTGAGAGGCAATATGAATTGATGGGTAGATATTATGATGGGAGATATAAGAATATCCTTTTTGAGTCTGACGGTCAGTTTTGGCATGACCACTCAATTGACAAATATTGGATAGATGATACATGGAAGGATTTAATAGCCGACAAATATGGATTTCGCCTATATCGTTTTGAGATAAATTCCCCATATGATATAAATAAAATATTGAAGGATAATAAAGCACTATTTCAAAGCATATTTTCCACATAACAATACAGTTTGGTTCCGTATTCTCCCTATGGTTAAAGTCACTTTGGTATACGGAACTTGTTCATTCTCTTTCCAAAGTGACTGTTATATATTCGTTCATTCTTCTCCTACAATGCCGGCCCGAGTGGACTGCTCACCACTCAGGCCGTTTGATTTAGGAATATCGAGAAAGCAACCATGTACATGATAAAAGAACGTCCTGTTATAGAAGCAACAAAGATTCGTCCCGGTGTCAAAATTGGATGTTTGACTGTAATCAAACCATCGAGTATTCACATCGTTGTCAAATGTGATTGCGGCAAAATATTAAAGGTTTATAGGACATCATTACAACATTGGAATGTGGTCAGTTGCGGGTGTTTGAAGAATTATAACCGTTCTCATATTGTGCTAAACAGTAATAATAATAAGTATCCGATGATATATGATATGGATGATATGGCGTATTTACTAAAGAATTGGAACGCTGTAGTATATTTTGCAGAAAATGCCAAACCACTCAATGATTATTATTCAGTAATAGATAAACCAGACTTTTTACAACCAATATTGATAATAAAACCTGATATCATAGTACCTTATCGTATTTCGAAGCAGTTGAGTAATATGAAGGAACTAATACTGAAGAAGGTTGGTAAATATGAACCTACACCTTTGCGTATCATTGAATACAAACAACGGGGTTTATTTAACTTTTATGATAAATACAAAAAACGACAGCAACAAAAGAATAATAAAAATAATAAACAGTAACCATTAAAGCCTTATTATATTCCACTATTTATATGGTAGTAATTAGCCACTAAATATTAAAGTAAGTGTTCTATATTAACCAAACAAAACTAACTAAATATCCATTCAGACCATTAAATAGAATATGGAAATATGGATAATATATAATGGGTATTAGATACTAATGGTTAGAAGAATGGTATAACAGCAGGATTGTAAGACTACAAATGTACAACCTGTACAAAACTAAATGTACAACCTGTACAAAACTGATTTTGCATACATACATTCGTTCCTCTAAATATAAGGCCTCGTATACCATATATGTCAGCAGTTGACCAACCTAAAAGAAAACGCTATAGACTCCCACCAGTATTTGCTAAGAATGGATATAAGCCGCCCGACGACATACGCGCGATGATTCGCGAACATGTCAACTGGGCAATCATAACCAAACATATTATCAAAATGGCAGTTGGTGGATATCGAGTCAAGAATGGTAACGGGGTAGAATATGCTGCTTCACCCAATCTGGATTACCTCAAATTGCTCCTGTACTACGCTTATGGTCAGCCAACCCAGATGACTTCCATAGATGATGACTCGAAGAAGGCAATGCAGGAGTTTGGGAAGTTTATGCAGGAACTGAACAAACCAAATGGTCATTCAGTGACTGCAAATGGGGTTCTAGTCGAGCAGAACAAATAACTGAAAGTAAGGTGTTCTTCGCAAAATACGCGAATGTCGGCCGGGGTACGGCCACCATCGCAGAAATTGCGGAATGGCAGAACACCATACTCTAAATATTTCTGGTCTCCGCAGGTCGCTGGCCAGATATTAGGATTTACCGGATGATAAATTTGGATACTCATAACTTATTCGTTCAGGAAGGAACAAAACGGGGGTTTATATCGAACCGTTGGTTTCCATTACCTGAGACGGTAGTGAACCATCCTGTTATCCGTAGGTATGCAATGGATGATAAAAGGTATAAAATTTGTATTGCTGGCCGACAATCATTCAAATCTGAACTCGGTAAAAGAAATATTGTTGTAGAAGCAATTTCTAATCCCGGTCATAGATATTTGATTGGTACGCCAACTCTGGCACAGACAAAAATGATTTATTGGTCAGGACCTCTAAATATAAAGGAATTGGTACCAAACCTGTTCATTGACAAATTGTATGATAGTGAACTAACAATATATCTGAAGAATGGAAGTATCATTGAATTATTTTCAGCAGAACATGCTCAACGAAAAGAAGGTGGTTTTGCTCACGGCGTTCTACTCGATGAGTGCGCTGATGTATCAGATTTCGGTGGTTTATGGATGAAGACTGTTACACCGATGTTGACTCAGACAAAAGGATGGATTCACTTCATTGGTGTCCCAAGACAGAATGTAAACAATGAATACAAGAATTTATGGCGTACCTATAGTGCGGAGGAATTTGATAATTGGGGCTGTTATACATGGAAGTCTGCTGATGTACTCGATAAAGACGAGATAGAAAGGATAAAGGAGAATATTGATATTCTCACATTCACACAGGAATTTGAAGGGTTATTTACCGATGCACCAAGCGAATTAGCATACTTCAATTATATGCCAAAGTTTCATCATAAGGCAATTGAATTAAATGATGGCATGCCGTTAATACTCTGTGCTGACTTTAACTATGATTTTATGGCGTGGGTAATTGGACAACGATATTCAGATGGTATGGCATATGCTCATGAGGAAGTGGTAACTCGAAGAAAGAATATCTACGAGATGACTGATGTTGTTAAGAATAAGTTAGCGGAATTGAGTGGTTCTGTTTCAGCAGCAAAAAGCAGATATACGATATTCTATGGTGACCATGCTGGAAACCAGAAGTCGGTATCAAGTAGAAGTTCCATATGGGAAGAATTGAAGTCCAATTTTGCCGGATGGAATCTTGATATACGAACGAAACCAAATTCTCCCGGTTCTATTGATTCATCAGTGGCTTCAGTAAATGCAAGGTTGAAGACTGTTGATAACAAGATACATACCTATATCAATCCAGGTTGCAAGGAATTGGCAAAGGATTTTGCTGAAGTAACAAAAACAGATTTGAAGAAAGAAAAGGACAAGGTTGGTGAACGAACTCATGCATCCGATGGATGGCGATATTTTATAAACTATGAGTTTCCGATGCGTACTACGGTTTGGATTCAATAAGGACAATAGAGTATATGGATAATGTAGTCGTGAATTTAATACGAAAGATGCTTCTCTGGATTCAAGGTTTATTCAAAAGGCCATCAGTATATAACAATTCAGAATTAGCATTACGCAAACGAGTGAACACCCTGTTGGATATGTATAATGGTATTCAATTGGTGTATCTCGAAGAACATCTAAATAAGGCATTTGCCAATCCATCAGCACTAAAACTGGAACCTGCCGTTTCGAATATCGTAAGGGCAATTACTGATAGACTCTGCTTGACATTTAAGGATGGTGTATTAGTAACTGCAGTCAATAAGAACGAGCAAGACAGTTTTGATACTATGCTGGACATGGTAAACTTTGATTCATTTTTGATGACATTGGAGAAGTATATCTTCCTCTGCAAAACGGTATTTGTAAAAGTTGGTTGGAATACGGAAAACAATAGAATGACGCTGAATATTATTCCACCGCAGTATGTGGAATATAATGCAAAGGATAGTGACCCGTATTCATTGGAATCTATTATTTACCCTGATGTAATATCTGCTGTGAATGATAGTATTATGCCAACTGGAACATTCCATTTCTGGTCAGAAAATGAGTACAAACTGGTCAATGAGAAATATGTAACGGTTCCCAACAATGGTAATCCGAATAATGCAAATCCCTATTCTCCGGTAATACCCATTATGGTATTTCGAGAATCATATCCCGTTTATTCAGATTTGATTGTATGGCCGGGGGAGGAATTGATAAATGCTCAGTTGAGTATCAATGCAAAATTGACACAACTGAATGCACTTATAAAGTTTCAAAGTTTTGGCGTTCCCGTACTGAGAAATCCATCGAAGGATATGTATGGTAATGTCAAAATAGAAGTCGATGTTTCTAAACCAATTATCATTCGCGATACCAAGGATGAGCCAGGTGACTTCAAATTCGAGAGTCCGAATGCAAATATAGCCGCTGTATTAGATGTTATCAAGCAGGAAGCAATAAGAATCTTCTCGTTATACGGTGTTGATGCATCGGATTTTGTCGCATCAGGTGATGCGAAATCTTATCAGGCACTGCGAGCGGAGAATGCCAAGATTGATGAATATCGTTCTAATACCAAGCGCATCTATATTCCACAGATAGTCGAACTCATCAATAGGATGGTTGCCGTTTGGAATACCCACATGGATAATAAACTGACTGTTGATGGTGTAACATTACGACTTCAAAACAGTCGAGTAAATTATCCTACCAATCAAGAAATGATGACTGAGATAGATTGGCGAATAAAGAATAATTACATGACACCGATTGAGGCAATGTTGATATTGGAAGATGATATGTCTGCTGAAGAAGCAGAGGACAAATTAAATAATAACATTGAAGTCAATGCAATGTATAATGGTGATGTTCCAGAGGAAATTGATAATGATAATAAAGACGAAGAAGGGTTACCAAATAAGGTCGGAGAAGACAGGGAAGTTATGGCCGAAGATATACCCGACCAAGGAAGAAGCGCAGAGTCGAATACAACAAATGAAGAAGTTCAGAAAGTCTAAATAGGAGGCCGACACATATGGCACAATATATCAATTTAGCAACACAAGCAACAATGTCACTTGGAACGGGTTCACGGACATTATTTGCGGTTGTAAATAATTCTGGTTCATCGGTAGTAAAACTATTTGATGGAAAAGTAAATCCACTTTTGCCTACGAATGGTAAAATTACCGGTTCAGCAATAGCAACACTTGCTTTTAATGCCACGCCAATGAAAGTGGATTATGGAATCCGAACCACGAGTGGATTAGTTGTCGCATCATCTACAGGTGATATAACGATAATCTATGAATAAGATATACGAATATTAGATGGAGGTCTAATAATGGAAACTAAGAATGTAGAACAACGCCCGGAGGGGACATCGCAGACAATGGAAGTTGGAAGCGAGAAAGGTAATGATACACCAAAAATGTATGAGGAGTCATACGTCAAAGAAATCATTGCCGCAAGGGATGAGGCAAAACGGAAATTGAGAACTATTGAAGATGAGAAGGCACAAGTAAGTAAGCAACTCGAAGATGAACAGTTAAAAGCCAAAGGTGATTATGAAGCATTAGCGGCAAAACTGAAGACCGAAAGGGAAACTGAACATCAGGAACTCATCAGTATTATCAAGAGTACATACCTCGAATCATTAGGTCAAAGTCAAGGTATTATCAAGACTGAATATATGAATCTATTCAACAGTGATATCAAATTTTCAGGTTTGGAAATCTCAAATGATGAAGAAGTAAAAAAGGCATTTGAGACTTGGAAGAAGGAAAATCCTCATCTCTTTAAAGAACAAAAACAGATACCAAAAACAGACTCAAAACCATTCAAGAAACCTGATACAGTGCCAGAGTTGACACGTGAACAACGACTTGTTTATGCAGTTCAGCAAAGAATGGCTGAGAGAAAGAAATAATTAGGAGGAATTTACTATGGCTTTACTAAGAGCTGAAATTGGTTATCTCCAACTTCCATACCTCAATGAAGTAGTGGGACAGGAGATAATTACAGCAGATGAAACATTCAACTACTTGCCATTCAAAAATCTGAATGGTACCAACGTCCACAGATTCAACCGAGAATTAACTGTAGGTACAAATACTACTTCTTCAGTTGTATTGCCGAGTGGCACTTGGACAGAGAGTTCGCCGACATACACAAATGTTGAAGATACAATCAAAATATTCGGTGATTCTGCATATGTTCCAAAAATGTCAAGCGGTGACCCACAGGTTGTAGCACAAGTTATTGCTGCAAAGTCAAAGGCGGTTGCTCGTTCTTGGGCTAAGATGTTGATTAAAGGTAGCGGAACCGACCCACAACCACAGGGACTTTATTACATCGTTTCTGGTAGTACAAGGGAAGAGGCCGTTGCATCGGTTGGAAGTGGAAGTATATCGTTGACGAAACTCGACACTCTGATTGCAAATGTTGACGCTGGGCCAGCTACCTTTTTGATGTGCAACACTACTCAGCGAAATAACATTATGAATGCCATCCGTGGTGCTGGTTCATTACCGAATTTCTCAACTGAACGAAATCTCGGTGCAGGTCCGGTACTTTTGTATAATGGAATTCCAGTGTTAGTGAATGACTGGATTACAACGGATACAACGAATACGGTAGGTGCATCAAGTCGAATTTATGCTATTTATGCAAATGAACTCGATGGATTTACTGGCTTCTATAATGGGTCTGCAATCTTCGATGTAAGTGATGGAATTGAGGTGACCCAGGGTGATATGCTTGAGTATAAAGTGGTAATGAGGGCTGGATTCAGTTACATCAGTTCTCATGCAATTTATGCTCTGTATGGATGTCTATAATTAACTGATAAATAAAAGGTGGGGTGTCTGGAAAGACACCCCATACCTTATATCAAATGGAGGTTTGATATGAAAGTAAGATTGAGAGCGAAACCGTTCTTTACTGGTGAATTCAATGGTATACAATTCATTGATGGATTGTCAACTGAAGATGTACCGTCACCGATATTTTCTCGCATTGCTGCAATAACAGATTGGGAACCAGAGTTTGTGGTTGTCAAATCTGAATGTGAGAGTTGTAAAACGATGTCCAATAAGATAATTGAATTGGAATTGGAATTGGAAAAACTAAAAGGAAAACGGAAGAATAATGGCTAGACGAATCAACTTGGACCTAAGTAATCTTCTGCAGTATACTGCTAAGAAATGGGTGAAATATTTTACCGTCATGATGCAAAAGAAATATGGATTGGATGGTGTAAAATATCCTCCGTTAAAGTCAACTTATAAGCATCGTAAGGGACGACATTCGGACTCTCGTTTGAATGATACAAGTGAATTCTCAAAGACTGTCTATGAAGGAGATTTTACACCAACATCTTTTACGATAATGGTGGCAAATAAAACGCATCATAAAACAGGTACTACATATTCTGATATAGTAAGGTATAACAGTAGTAATAATCCAGAAACAAATGATTATTTGGCACGACCTATACCACTGCTATTTCCATTTTCAGAAGCAGATATTAGAAGGTTGGACCTTTATAAAGAATTTCTAAAGGATTTGGAGAAGGCAGTACATAACCAGACAAACGAAATGCTTGATACATCGGCAATTCCGAAGGTACTTAAGATATCTGAGACATAAGGATATACTGATATGCTAAAATGCTATTTGAATGACATAAACCTAAAATACTATTATCCAAAATTGGAGCATCAGCTTTGGAATAGTCAAACAACCTACCAAACGCAGATTGATTTAGCATTCAATGTAATAATTAACAGAATGCATAATAGTGGTATAGACCCCGGTTTGGTATACACACCATTGGACTTATTGAATACGTCCACGACTAAGAATATTCCACCGACCACTGCTACCTTCACATCAACAACAACTGGTTCTGCTTTTGAAAGTCATTTTGAACGTCGTGTTGTATTAGAGGTCGGTAGTATGAGTGGCAGTTTCAATTTCTATATAGATGGCAGTAGGGAAACAACATCTTCCTT